TGGTGGACAAATACCGGGATCAAGCAGTGTTTGTAGGCACTCCTGAGGAGCGTGTCTCTTTCATCGCTGCTTTCGGGCACGTTCCTTACCTTCCAACGAGAACTCTGCTAGACCTGGCCAAGGTCGTCGCAGGCTGCCACCTTTACGTAGGCAACCAAAGCTGCCCTTACGCTATCGCAGAGGGTCTCAAGGTCAGCACGGTGCAAGAGACCAGTGCCAGGTTGCCAAACTGCCTGTTTAATCGTCCTAACGTGATTTACGGCAGGGACAAATACACCTATACGCCAGATATTTCGAGTTTGCCCATTCTGCCGGGACGCCGACACTACATTACTGATAAGCGAGTAGAGGCCGAATACGTTCCTTCACTTGTGCCTGTGCATCGTGGGTTGGTATTTGCGCATAGCGGTGACTTGGGAGACATAATTTACAGTCTGCCTGCTATTAAAAGTCTTGGAGGCGGAGATTTAGTGCTATACCCTACAGGACATACGCGGGAAAAGATGTCTCCAGGCAAGACTGAGTTTTTGAGGTCTCTGCTACTAAATCAGAGCTATATCAAAAACGTACGCTATTCAGATTCAGTTCCTAGCTGTGACTACGACCTAAATGCTTTTAGACGGTGGTGGACTGACACCAAATATAGAGAATCTGCTATTAAGTGGTTAAACTCTATAGGTATATTTGAACCTTACAACCTAACGCTTATCACGTGCGCGGCGTTCAAAGTGTCGGGAGTATCTCCTTTAGACCCGTGGATAAGCGTACCTCCAAAAATAATATCCCCTGTAGTCGTATCAAGAACGCTTAGATACAGGAATTTAGTGTTTGACTGGAGAAAAGTTTATGCTGATTACGGTAAATGCTCTGTATTCGTAGGGCTGAAAGAGGAGTGGGAATGCTTTGTTAAAGATTTCGGGCATATACCGTATTATAGCGTTAAAAACGCTATGGAGGCGGCCAGCGTAATAGCCGGGTGTGACATTTTCATAGGTAATCAGTCGTTCCTATACTCTTTAGCAGAGGCTCTTAAAAAAAGGTCTATACAGGAAACGCATAATGAAGATAATAGGTTCAATCTGGTGCACCCGGCGCACTGCAAGCGTAATAACGCTGTTCACGTCATAGACTCATTTCCTTTGATGCCTAAAATCGGCATCTATCCATCGTCTTCCGTGTCTGACGCTAGCCCTGTGCATAAAAAGCTCAGCGTATCAGGGCTGCTTGTAGGGTATACTGGATATGGCCAATTAACCGAGGAAGTTTATTCTTCACTACTGTCTAACGGAATTAAATTTCAGTCCAGACCCCTGTGCAAAAACGATGCTTTCGGGTCCAATTACCCTAAAAGGTATGATAGCTTAGAGAGCAGCGATGCTCCTGACTTTGAGCTGTTAATAAGCCCTCCAGACTGTGAAAACATAAGATGTGCCAACACGGCTCAGATGACAATGTGGGAGACCACAAAGCTTCCACAGGACAGATTTGATAATTTAACTAGAAGAAGAGCTATACTCGTGCCTTCTGAATGGGGAAAAAACTGTCTTGTATCCCAAGGGCTAAGGGTTCCAATATACAAAGTTCCTCTAGGGATACACCCTCACGTCTACTTTTCCAGGCCTAGAAGAAAAGAAAACGGGATAAGGTGCATATTCGGAGCAGCAGGTAGAATGCAGCACGGGGGAGTAAGAAAGGGTCTTCGAGACGTCATACGTGTTTTTTTAGAAACATTTGCATCTGTAGCCGACGTAAGACTCCATATCAAGTGCTATCCAGACTGCAATATATCGTGTAGCGATCCACGAGTAATTGTAACGCAGACCCACCTGTCTGAAGACGATCTAGCTAATTGGATAGCTGGAATAGACTGCTTTGTGTCTTTATCCAAAGCTGAGGGGTGGGGATTGCTCCAACACCAGTCTCTGGCTATAGGAAGACCTCTCATGTCCACGTTGTACGGAGGAGTATGCGAGTTTTTTAATCCTGAATTTGGATACGTAGTGAAGCACGATGAAGTAGTATCCGACGGATTCTACTCTAAAACAGGCTACTGGGCTGAACCTGATTTTAATGACGTCAAGCGCAAGATGCTGGAAGTGTATAACGACGTGGATTCTGCTTTATCCAAAGGATTATTAGCCTCAAAGTCCGTATCTAATCTGACGTGGAACAACATGGGAATTAAACTGATAGAGGTGCTAAAAGAAATCGGATACGTATGAAATACATTGATATACCGGGATGGTACGATTTTGATAACTTTTACGATGAAATCATACGTGACTGCCCGGACGGGTGCTCTATCGTGGAAGTAGGGTGCTGGTTTGGAAAGTCAACGATAGACTTAGCAAAAAAAGTAATAAAGTCTAACAAGTCTGTGACTATATTTGCAGTGGACACCTGGAAAGGGGACGCATACAGTGCTGATCAGTCCAGTGTTATAAGCTCGAATCACCCAGGTTACGTCTGGAACTGCTTTGTGCAGAATGTAAAAGATAATGGCGTTGGGAGCATAATAGTTCCGATGTGCATGCCATCTGTAGAAGCGTCTAAAATGTTTCAGGATAAAAGTGTGTTTATGGTATTTATAGACGCTGGCCATGACTATGAGTCTGTTAAACAAGACGTACAGGCGTGGAAGCCTAAAATTCAAGAAGGAGGTATTCTCGCCGGTCATGACTATTCAGCCGCTGAAGTAAAATCAGCCGTGGATGCTAGCGTGGCGGCACTACCTGTAAGCCCTAGTTCATGGAAGCACAGGGTTACGAGATTGCACCCGGTTTCGGGTTACATGATGACAATGAATGAAGAAAGATGTGTAGCCTCCTCTTTAACGTGCCTGTCAAATTACGTGGACCACATCACCCTGCTCGACGCCGGGTCTAATGATTCCACGTTAGACATAGTGCGAGGACTGAATCTTAGAGTCCCTGTAGATATAATAGTTTTTCCTCAGAAGGACAGCAGGTATGAGGCAGGGTTCAGGGAGTCGCTAAGAAGGAATATGTGTTTAAGTGCATGTCCTTACGACTGGGTATTGACTATTGATGCAGACGAACTGCTAGACGACGTGCCTGGAGACTACTTTAGGGCTTCATGCGAGAATATGACATTTGACAGGTATAACCTGCTTAATGAGACTGAAAATATACTGGCGTATAAAGTGGATGGTGTCGATATTCCGTGGTATCCAGATAGGCAAGTTAGATTTTTTAACAAGACGGACGTGTCGTATTCCAAGGACAGCCTGCACTGCTTCGCCAAAATCAAGGACGGAACTCCTATTTCAGCTTGTGCGTCCACAGTTGTGTCTGAAGTTAAGATATGGCACTTTCATTCATTCGTTAGAGAGTTCAGGCATAGCCTGTCTAAAGACCCTAACCGGTATTCTTACTTAAAGACTGAGGCTGTGACTCGTCCTCTTCCGGCTCACTTTAGCCTGATAAACTGTTTACCGTAAAAGTCAGTTACATCTCTAGCTGATCAATTACTGCCTGGTTGAAGAGTGATTCTTCCGTAATGTTCTCTATACCGGTGTTTAGTTCAGTGCATACGTTGTCTTTGTGCTTTTCAATAGCGTCAGCAGGATCTTCATGTATTCCTACTGGAATGTAAGACGCAGGCTTATACAAAAAGCTTACTTTACTAAAGTCAGGGCAGACTAACGTGCATCTTGCAGACTGGGCTTCGTACAGCCTGTTGGACCACAAACCGTGTCCAGAAGGGCACAAGGCCAGTTCAGACGAGCACAGGGCACTTATAGCATCACTGTGCGAAAGTGCGCTAGTAAAAAATCGAGACGAGCCAGGGTACACAGCGCAGACCTGCTTCTGGCTGAGATAGGCTACATTGCCTCTATCTACCAGGCCTCCAGTCACCTCTATACCCCTTTTTTCAAAATGTTTAAGCCAGTTTAAGCGCTGAAAATACTGATGGGTGTGCCAGTGAGACTTTATATCTTTTCCGTAAACAATTTTTCCTTTGACTACCGGGTTTTCACGAACTTCTTCGCAATTTAAGTTCAGCCCTAAGTCATCTATATCTTTTTTTACCATTAAAGAGGTGGAGCTTCCGTAAAAACAAATACCTTTTCTTTTGTAGCTCACACTGCTGATATGCCTCTTTATCCAATAGGCATAGTTCATTAAAGTAATGTACGGCAAGGCTATCATTCGGCAAGGGTCTGACGTCAGATAGCACAACTTACCGTAATACACGTTGTCACCTGTGATGTTTCTGTACCTCCAGTATTCGTCACACAGATCAAACACGACGACTTTTTTGAACCGGCACGTAGGGATTCGGCTTGACCAGTACGAATGGCCTAAAAATAGGATATCACTACTGGTGGTACTTAACTCACGCACGCTCCGCACTTCGTTCAGGTTGGCGTTGGAAGCAAGCCAATCCCGGAGATAGTTCGATCCAGGATCTCCGCACAAAAATGTGATCGAAACGGGCATGGGTCAGCTCGGGATCGCCAGAGCACCCAGGTTAGGGATACGCGGAGCTTCCTCAGGCTTGACAGGCTCCTGAGGAATCCTGGCCATCATGCCGAGAGCGAACGCCGTCTTGTTCTGATTGTCCTGACGAATGCTCGCCATCTGGGCAGAATCTCGTTGATTTGCATCGAATTGGCTTGCGATATTGATAAAATTATTCAAACTGCTCATATCACTAACTAGAACCGATGTCCGCCGAGAAATTGAAATACGAGATCGCAGCCGCCTTCGAGGTCGTTAAAGACCGTTCGTCGGCGGAAGAGATCGTTATCATCTGCCCGGTGCCGGGCTGCGGAGACAAGAGCGGGAACAGGAGCATCAACCTCAAGACGGGAAGAAGCCACTGCTGGCGCTGCCAAGACAATCAGCCAAAGCACGTTGCGTCTCTGTTCAGGTCCGTAGGTCTGGAATACACCGCCGATCTCAGCCTAGACGCGAACGAGCTTCAGCTCCAGATGGCAGGCACCGTGCGGAGCGTGCTGACGCCAGTGCAGGACATCAAGCTGCCAGAGGGATTCACAGAGCTTTCTAAGGACCGCAAGAGCTGCTACTGGAGATTTTGTAAACGAATGGCAGAAAGAAAGCGCCTGGGGATCGAGGACCTGGAAGAGGCCGGGGCGGGATTCACCCGAGAGGGCTACTGGGAGCCGTTTTGCATCTTTCCCTGTTACGAGGGGGATCGGACCGTATATTACCAGGGCCGAACGTACAACGACGAAGGGTTCGAGACCACCAAGAAATTTCCAAGCAAGAAAGTCGTCCCGTTCGGACCCAGCTACTGGGTCTATAATCTCGACGCACTGAAGGACCCTGCCGTGGCGCTCGTCATCATCGTTGAATCTGTGCTGAACGTGCTTTCACTGCGCAGACGCCTACGAGAGCTGGGGATAGAGCGCGAGATCATCCCTGTCTGCATCTTCACTCATCGTATCAGCAAGGCCCAGATCGCAAAGTTGCAGCGCTATAAGCACGTGAAGGACTTCTGCATTCTTTATGACAGTGATTCCAGTGGACTCGCCTCACAGGCCGGTATCAGCGTGGGCACCGTCCTCCCTGTGACCGTGGCACACATGCCGACCGGCGTGAACAAAGACGGATCGGTCCGGCTGACCAACGACGCGAACGATGACGTGGACGCCGCCCTGGGTGCTGTGCTGAAGCGCGATGCACCGGCTGAAAAGGATACCTTTATGCAGAAGATGCTGGCAGCCTCCAGCGCTAAGGTCGGGTCGTTCACTTGAGATGTAAACATTCCGTGGGTGGTTCTTACACCCATGAAGATTAACGTAATGCCGGGCCGGATTCTTGTTAAAAAGTATGAGGTAAAACTCAAAGGATCCATCATGCTGCCGCCGAGTCGCACCAAGATGTACGAGATCGGCCAAGTCGTCGATAACGGCAGCCTCCAGAAATTCGGACAGGACGGAAAATTCTCGACGGCGGAGACATACAAGCCGGGTGATCTCGTGCTGTTCATGCTGCCTTCATTCTCTTTGCCTGGAATTTCATTCGACATCAAGGGCGTGTCTCACTGCTTCCTCAATGCCGGAGACGTGATCGCCCGGCTGGCGAACGACACCATCGAGATCAAATCATTCCAGATCACAGGTGTTTACGTGCTGCTGCTTCCCACACTGCGCCAGACAGGGGCCATCATCATTCCCAGCGCCGCAGAAGAAGCCAAGAAGGAAAACCTCCACTTTAGCGTGCTCCAGACGGGGCGTGACGTGAAAGAATCGTTCGACCAAGGCCAAGAAGTGTTCCCGGACAAGGGCCGGATCAATCCGCTCGTCATCGACGGCCAGGACTACGCGTACGTTGACTATCAATTCATCTATGGCTCTCTGAGCATCGACTGATCCCTGCTAGTTAAGGTGTGAGCGAATTACGAATTGATTGGGGTCAGGCACGCTACTCCAAGGGTGACACCTTGGAGGCTAAAATTCAATTCGTAAGCTCTACCAGCACCAATTACGCGTCTTTATCATGGACGCTGTACCTCAACGGAGTTCGGGAGCTTGAAGGTACCTCTAAAGTCATACGGCATACCGGCTCCCAGCATGGCGTTTATAGGCTGGTAGGGCGTGCCGTGGGCTACGACGGTCAGGTAGCGATAGGCGACTCTTCCACCGTAGTGTCTGGCGACTTTGAAATCCAGTCCACGCTGAAGCCAGAGGCAGGCCGAACAATGCAGAGTCTTGGCTACGTTTACACTTGCGAGCAGACCGGTCCTCCTTCAGCGTTCACTTCCGGGGCACCTGTATCGGCTGCGTGCGAAGACATTTACCTCCTACCTGGAACCACCTATTTTAGAGTCGAGCCTGATCCGAGCACCTCCTCGCTGCCGGGCCAAGTAGTGACCAGAACTCCCACTGGAAACTGGAGCGTGACTGGAGCTGCAACAGGGTTGCCCTATGAATGCCTGGAGAACATCTATTACGTCCCGGCCCCGGCTGACCTCAAGCTGCGGATTTCCACAGAGACGTTCGCCCTGCCGAGTGGAGTAGTTCCAGCCTACCGATTTAGGATTCGGATTCAGTGCTTCTTCGATGGGGTGCAGGTCTATAGATTCTTGCCGTGCCCGGACACTCAGGCCCTGAGCGGAGCACTTGCGTCGGATCGCCGATTCGCAGTGCTGTTCAGTAATGTGGATCTGGCCGTAGATGCTGACACCGGCGAAAACAGGCTCGGAGCGCCGTCCGGCTCGGTCCAGAGTTACGTCACTGATCTTCCCAGCTCCCTATCCATTCCTTTAACTCCCGACGGGTTGCCTGACGCTTCAAACGCAGGCACTCGGATGTCCTATACAGACCAAAACTGGATCACCACGTACGACCCGTTGCAGCCTGGCACCTTAGAAGTTGATGCCCGCTCCACTTACGCTATCGAGAAGAGCAGGCCATTCGTCATCTCGTTCATGATGCCTTCCTTCCCGATGATCGTTCAGAGGCCCAGGAGAGTTTACGGCTGGGTGGCGCTTTACATGGCCGGTGGATTTGTAAACGCTGGAACTTCAGCAAGCATAGAGGTGACTTCCGCCGGTGGAAACAGCTCGAAATCTGTGGTCGTACCTATTACTGGTGATTTCGATAGCGCTGACTATTCAACCTACCTGAAGGTGGGTGAGGCCTCTGTCGATATAAGCGATGCAGAGTTCGTGGATAACGGATTGACAGGCACGGTTGTTTTAGACGAGTCCGCAGTAAGCGGAACGACGTGGCCTGTGGGCACAGACATCCCGGACCCTTACATGCCGGAGCCAGTCATCTATTCCACGTCGTCTGCGGCGTTCGCCCGGTATAACGGAGCCTGCTACTATAACGACGGTCCTGTAGAGACTGATCCGGGTGCTGATCTCCGCCCGATGACTGAAGACATCACGAGCTGCTCAGACCCGGAAGGGTCCGCTACGGTCGGAGGTGTAGGGATGTATTGCTACGGAGAGGTGAATGGTAAAGGCACCTTGCTGGTTCCTCAGCCGATGTATAATCCAGCCCTCTACGTGGCTCCTGTGAGCCAGGCCACCCATTGCTACTGCAACCCGTGTCTGGTGACTCCATGGGCGAATCCAGTGCCTGCATTTACACCGTTCGTGTCCTACGATGATAAGAGCTTTTGTGGTATCCCGTGGAGATACGACCCGTGCGAAGGCAGTGCCACCTCCCTCATTATTCCGTACGCTGTGGGCGCGGTGCCACACGAAACAGTAGCCTTGGATGGGAACTGCTACAGCAACCGGGGTGTCTCCAAGGATACGACTGGGTGCCGAGTAGTCAAGCTGACCGATGTAGCCGTGGCCTACGACTGTCAGGACGCTCTGTGCTTTACACCGGGAGGAGGCTCTGTGGATCCTGAGCTGGCGGGCATGACCGCCCGCTACCAGGATTACGAGACCGGAAAAGATGTGGATGTTTACATCGACCACGCCGACGCCGGAGTGCCCTATTTCGCTGTGATCCCGGAAACCTATGACTCAGGTCAAAACGGTCTTACAGACGGTCGAGCGGACGTTTGCGTTTCCGCAGGCGGAAAAGAGCACTATTTGTTTACATCCGCCGGTACCGGAACGATTGAGTTCGACTTTTACTCTCCCGGCGGGAAAGGGGTCCTGCTGCGCTATAGGAACAGCACAGTCACAGCTTACCCTGCTCAGTCATCAAGCACGAGCATCGACGTGATTCCAGGAGATAAGATTCTGTTTAGGATAGCCACCTACAAGACGGTAATCGTCAGCGTCTGCTGGAAGCCAGTGGTCGCGAAACCAAGGGTCTATGCTCAAGGGTCCATCACTCCCGGTTCCAGCACTCCAGTGACGGCTGTCGGATTCACAGGTCTCACCGACAGAAGCCCGTATTCCTTCTACGGCACTTTACCAGCAGACGTTCAAGTCAGTGAGGTCAACCCGGACTGCATTCTGACGGTGACGGCCCAGGGAGCAGAGCATGTGCTCATCCGCACCAGGAGCGTGACAGACGTGGCTCCAAGCTTGCCAAGTGGTGCTGCGTGGTACGCGAACCAAGCTCTCACCGGCCCGCTGACGTTTCGTCTTTACGCTGGGCGAGAGAATGCAGGCCAGAACGGGGACATGGATGTGTGGCTCGGCACTCCCGGTGTGCTGCCGGACGCTTTCTCCATGAGTCAGTATAAAGCTATTGTCAAGGTAAGCACTACGACGCTCACAGACCGGGTTTTCAACGTGACTCGAAACAGCCTTCGAGTAATCTCCTCTGGGCAGGTCGCATCCCATGTATCTCCATCCGATTATATTGCGAGCGACGGTGATCGGATCACTGTCCAGCCATCAAACTCAACAGTGCAGCCTTCTACGCTAGAGATAGGTGGAAAGACCTACGTGAAGGCACAAAGCAGGCCGGGCCTGGCCTATACCGTTACTGCTGTCAGCTAGGTGGTAAAGCAGCGCAATCCGAAGCCATCAGGCTGTTGTACTCAACGTCCATATCCATCTTGGCGATGTTCTTGAGAATCTTCTCGCTGAGCACGGGATCCTTCTGAATCAGGTCTTGCGCTGCGATCAGGATGTTCCTGAATGCCTCTTTGGTAGGGTCTTCTGAATCGTCACGCACCGTCACGAGTGTAGGTGGCAAAGTCCCGGTCCTCCTGAATGATCCTGTGATCTGTATCACGCACCCGGTTCCGGCAATGTGCTCCACCTTGGCAGTCACCCTGTCACTGTCGTAGGTGTATCCAGGGTAGCTGGTCACGTGTGCCACTTTAGGTGCATCCTTGACCATCATCTCCAAGATAAACCCGCCCATCTCGATACAGAAGCCAGAGTGCCCGCAGTCAGCTACAGTTGTGAACCCTACCTTGTGCAGCAGACTGTTGGCTACTCTCAAGGCCTTGAAAAACAGTGTAGCCCTCTGAGCTTTCGTGAGAGGTCCTGCCTGCGGTGCTGGTCTGCTTACGGCATGGACCTTGGGATCGTACTTGGTGATGGCCCCTGTTTCACTGGCGATATAACCGATCTGTTTCACACAGATCAGAACGAAAAAGGGCGGACTCGTTTCCAAGTCCGCCCGTGACTACGTGACCTATGCCGAAAACTAGGAACTGGTGGGTTCGTTGTAATTCGCGCCCGCAGGATTGACGATGCCGGTGGTGGCGTCAATCGAACCCCACTTCTTCGTGAGAGACGCCGTATTATACCCCTGATCGAATCCAAAGCCTGCTCTGCCAGAGGCGCTTATGTCGATTTGAGCGCCTCGGAGATCAGACGGATTGCGCATGACCGAGGAGATGTTCACAGTGGTCGAGCGCACGACAACACCATTCACGGTGTCGGCGATTCCAGACCCAAAGAATCCAATGCGCTTGCTGAGCAGGTTGAAGCTGCGAGTGACGCAGCCTTTGGCTGCGACAATGATTTCAGGCCCGATGCTCGTGCCGATCAGGCCACTGGGCGCGATGCCAGTGATGACGGGGCTGACGTCCGAGTAGCCGGACGGAGAGGTTGTGGGTGACACGAAGGCTTTCACGCGGATATACGCGTCGATGTTGCCGGTATTCTCGAAGATAAAGTCGACTGCCCCGAGACGAGATCCGGCAGCCATTGCGTAGCCGCTGAAGCGGGAAGCGTCAGTATTGAACGAAATTAAACTTGATTGATTTGACATACGTTATTTGATTTAATGTTTTCTGCACCTTCAGTTTATTCTTTCAGTGCTTCTTCACACACTTAAAAACCTTGCTGCACACGACCGTGCTCAATACGATTCAACTTTAATACGGATAGGCGCAGTCACTTGATTGTTTACAATTTCTGGAATATTAAGATCAGGCTGGAGCACCACACGAAGGTGGACGCCAGTTTGTACCCTTTTTCCCGCTGGAACTCACACGCTGAAACGATAGCTTTGTCGATCTCAGGCTCGACAGACAGGTCTATGCGAAAGACGAGGGTGCCCATGCTATTTCGGAGCTAGTGGAATTGAAAACAGGTTGGACGTAGGTGCCAGCGGGATCGCATTCATCTTGGACGTAATCGCTGCGACGGAGTTGGAACTCAGAGCACCTGTGGCATCCTTGGCGAACATAAGCGATGCGCCAGGCTGACTTACAGCGTTGCGGCCTACTGCGAGGCGCTGATAGATGAACCCGCCTTTGAGCATGTTCTCCATGCGGATTTCCATCATCACGTCCGGCACGGAAGAAGGGTCGTTGGTGTTGCCAGGCACGTGTGCGAACTCGGCGCGGCCATAGCCCAGCTTCACCTCGTAGAGCTGAGTGGCCGGGTTTTCAGCGACTTGCGCTCCGAAGAATGTCCCTGTGGACACCATGACGTTGTTTTTGAAACTGGTGCACCCTGTCAGTGTCAGCATCCCTGCTAAGATTATAATGATATGTTTCATAAACTATCTATGTATCTCCAGAACTGTATTCGAGTTGGTCGGTATTGAGGTGACGGTGCACTTGGAGGCCCCTACGTTAAGCTGGCCTCCTCCAGAGTAGACACCGATAGCTTTAGCCTCAGTCACCTTTACCTGATTGGTCTGGCTTACGGTGAAGATACCGAACCCTAGGATGATGTGGCGCTCGTGGCCTACAGGCACACACCCTGCCAGCACCACAGTCATCAGTAATATGATTTTGTGCATGTTACACTCCAGATACTTGCTCACCGTATTCGAGCATCGCTTCGATGTCTATCGGGATGCCGTTCGCCTGCGGTGAATTCTTCTCTAGGTACCTGCGCATGATGTCCTGCTTCGTTCGAGGGATCACCGCCCCTGAGTCTGTGCCGCTCTCGGTGGACCCTACCGGCTGCTGATAATCGTAAACAGGCTCGTCAGCCCTGCCGGAGAGAGGACTGGCGTAAAACTGCTCGGTCTCTTCCACGCTGTGGAGCACGACCTTGAACCTGTCTTCAGAATCCGGCGTGACCCCGCTCACGAACTCAGGCAAGGACACACAGGAATATTCAGGGAATCCTTCTAAGACAACCCATTCCAGGTTGATCTCTCCATCTTCGATATCCAGGATGCCGACGCGCTTCTTCTCGCCAGCTTCTCCCCAGTCCTGCTGGAACGGGGATCCCACGTAGTGGATTTTTCCGATGCTCTGCGGCTTGTGAATGTGCCCCATGAGCGTTAAGTCAGCGAAATCGAATTCTTTCCTGTCAATACCAGAAGACGACATTCCTCCAGGCATGTGGCATCCGAATATCTCTGCGTGCCCCAGCACCACCGTAGGCCCTCCGCCCCGGTGCTTTCTCAGGAAGTCTGTGATGACCCTGTTGTCGTCATGATAGCTCATGCACAGAATGTTTACACCCTGAAAAGCGAAGGGCAGATTCTCGCACGACTCCACTACCCGGAAGAATTGCCTGAACATCTTGCCCGAATGCACGCTCGTGTCCTTCGAGTATTGTTCATGGTTTCCAACGAGTTTGATGTTCCATTTCCCAGCGTATTTCTGAAGCCTGTCACAGAGCAGGTCGATGACCTTCACCGGGACATAGCTCCGGTCGTCGGTTGTATCACCCAGGTCCCACAGGGTGTCACAGGCCCGCTCCTTATATATCCGATCCAGTTGGTCGAAAAACTTCTCAAGGCGGTACATTTGAAGCGGCTTCGTAGGGTCGTTAAAACACCTCTCGTGCCCATCACCGCCGTGCAAATCTGTATAAACGAGTGCTCTCATGCTCGGATAGAACGCGGTGAGCTGCCTGAATTAGGTGGGATTGAAAACTAAATTTCAATCGTTTTAGGCACGAATACCTCATTTTCAGGTTTGGTTCTAATAGGTGTGAGAGTTACATGTGTGAAGCTATACACGCTTAAAGTAAACGGTAATGTAATATGTGAGGTCTCGATGGACGTCCCATCGCGGCTCCCCATGCCTGTTCAGCTTGACCCTGTCTGGCTGAGGGGCGTGGTAGCTGAGGCTGTGCGCACCTATTTTCATCCGGGAGCAAAATTAGAATCACAACCGCTAGTTAAGGTGTGACTGCTCAAGAATTATCAAGACTGTTGATCGAGGCTGCCGACGCAGACATCGACCCGAAGGTTCAGGCCTACGTGAACCGGCTGATGCTCCGTATCGCCTCGCAAAGCTCTCTGTCCATGTACTTGGTAGATCAGACGACTTTCAAGCCTGGCATAGCGGGCAGCACCAGTGATCAGGTCGAGGACGGTGATTTTAACGAAGGCGACAAGGACAGCGACGAAACCGTAATCGTGCAGCTATCCTTCCGACGTCTTCCCAAGGAGATCATAGCTCCCCTGCTCAGGATGATCGCTGCTCCGCGTGATCCTAAGCTCTTCCAGTTCATCAAAGATGGCCAGGCTCGCACTGGCATCCATATCGAACTCAAATCGACGGATTTCCCTGGCGAGGAAATTGATTATGCCTTCTGATACCGTCTTGCGCATTGCCGGGCTGTACATTGAAGACGAGGCCGCGCCTAAACCTCCCGTGCTGGATTGGATTCAGGCGGAGTGCCGAAACGGCAAATTTACTGAGGCCCTGCATGAAGCTGCGAAAGACCAGATCGAGATGCTCCGTGTTGACCTGGCCGTCGTAGAAAGCGCGTCAGAGTCTGAGATCGTCGTGAAAGTCCCAGGCTGCGTCTGCGATCACGAATCCAACCACCCGTTCCCTACGGACGTGCTCTTTTCTTTGAATCCTGTGTCACGCTCTTGCACCAGGCTTTGAACACAAGAAGCACGCTCTTTGATTGAGCGTGCTTCTTGTCCCGAATGCCCTTTCTTTTAAGCTTTTTCAAGAGGAGCGACCGGTTGACTATTTGGATCCGTCCTCATGTGTTTCGGATCGGTATAGACCACTCTGCCTGCCAGAAAGTCGAGACCGATCTTGCGAAAAAACTTCGCGACGGATGATGCGTGCAATACCCCGTGATCTTCCGTGAACTTGGTAACAGCGGTTGCTTGTTCCTGCGTAACCCGGAAAGAGACGATACCTGTTTTAAGCGATTTTTCAGCCATGGCTTACAGAACGGATTCAGTCCAGTTCTTAAAAGCGTGTCGATGCCAAATGTTTCGCGGTAAAATAGAGTCGTCCGTATTTAGCTTTGGCGACACGTCACTTTTAACATGGCCAATACAACTGCAACATCGTTACTGAAGCTTCTGGGCCTGATCGGCACCTCCGGTCATCCCACGGGGAGCCTGGTGCCCCACTCGGGTGCCCCTTCAGCAGAGCAAGACCTTTTTCGTGATTTTAACGAGGCAGGCCAAATCGCCAATCCTGATGCGTGGGCGAGATTTAACTCGTACATGCGTCGTCCGACGACGTTCGACGGTCAGCTCCAGCTCTGGGCTGAAATGGGCGAGTGGGACCTGATGGCTGCGGCGCTGAAAGAGATCGTGGAGGAAGCTACTCAGACAGACTCCAACAGCCCGGCTACACTGTGGTACCAATGCAATGACAGTGAGTTCGAGGATGACCTTAACGGCATGACGGCTAACTGCAACGTCGAGGAGTTGCTCCCGTCCCAGATTCACAACGTGGCCTGCCTGGGCAATGCCTTCGAGAAGCTGGAGTACGCTCCAGGTGAGGGCGTGATGGGCATGTCCTTCATCCACCCGATGGATATTCGGCGCTACTGGCTGGAGCGCAACAGGAAAGTGGTCGGATTCAAGTGGACCGGGCACAAGCCGAATAAAGAATCTGCTTTCGTTCACCCAGACAACCAGACTCCTATCGAGCGCGTGGCTCTTTCCAACGGCCAGGACATCGAGGATTTGTGGTATCCGTGGGATATGCTGCATTTCAGGCACATGTGTAAGCTCCGTATCAGTGAACACGGCGAACCTATTTTCAGCGAAGCCGAAGGCATCTATAAGAAGCTCAAGATGGCCATCGACCAGATGGCTGTGCATCGCGCCCAAGTGCAGCCGGATCGCTACGTGGTCCACATCGACACGAAGGACCAACCGCCGATGGAGCAGATGAAGACTGTCCAGCGCTGGAAACAGACTCTTCGCAGCAAGATGAGCTTTGGTCTTCCGAATCAAGGCAGTAACGGACTCACCCAGGACGTTACTGATCCGAACGGGTTTCAGAGCTTCTACAATGCCTGGTCGCTCGACACCGTCCTGTGGGTCGCGAACCCTACCGGATTCGCGCACACGATTGACAAGATTCAAGGCACTCAGAATGTGCCGGACGTGTATGACATTGAGCTTCTTACAGACCTGTTTTACAGCATCATCGGAATGCCACGGTCCTGGTTCGGTGCCAAGAGTGGAGGCGGTGGCGGGGGCGGAGATCAGGCCATGAGTGGAAAAGCGCTGCTCGCACAAGACATGCGCTTCCTGCGTAAAATCAAAGGTATCCGCCGTCCCATCATCAACGGCTACACCTGGCTGGGCTATTTTCACGCTGTGCTGAAAGGCAAGGACATCCGGGAGCTGGACATCAAGGCCATGATGCCTCCCATCGGAGGACTTGAGGACCAGATGAAGCTGGAAATGCTTGAGAAGCAGACCAACGTCATGAACCTTCTGTCTGAGGTCATGAAGAATTACAATCTGCCTCGCGAAGCCTGGGTGGAGACCGTGTTCAAGCGCTATATGAAGCTGCCGGACGACGTGGTGAACCTTTTCATCACGGCACTGCCGGACGAGATCGAAGCCAACCCGATGGAAAGTTTACATTCCAAACGGGCACCTTATACCTCCTCTATCCTGAAAGAGATTGAGGACAAAGTTCGCCAGCAACCGAAGCTCGCTTCGCTGCTTGAAGAGTTGAAACAAGGTATTAGCGGTGATGCCACACCGGGAAAGAAGCGCAGCGAGCGAAAGATGTACGAAAACATGTTCAGCCCGCAGAGCATGAACATGCGCGGGCAGATGAGCGGCTTTGACCGGGTGGTATCATTTTACGGCAGGGACCCGAAAGAATCAGTGCAGCAGACCGAAGGCGCTGCACCTGCGGTGATACCAAAGCTTCTGTCTGAGTCTGCGCCGGTGATCGCACCTTATCGTCAATTCTTACCGAGCAGAATGTAATGCCCTCTATCGTCACATCAGTCTCTAAGATCAATGTCCTGACGACTATCCCAGGCAAGGGCTATTATCCGTTTCATTTTTCGGCAACGGTGACGGAAGTGGCTGGTATCAACACCGTCTCGGCTACGCTGGACTGGAATGATGGGACTCCTCCTGTTGTTTTCGCGCCCGGCACTGCCCACGGTGGCACCCCGTACACGGTTGACTCCACACGCAGCCTTACCGTTGGAACCTACTTCGTTAAGCTGACTGCCACGAATTACAGGTCTCCGGTGCCGGACGTGACTGTGGACTGCTACACGCTCATAGTTCAGGCAGATCAGATGGTTTCCAGCACGAGCGCCTATTTGTTCGGGCCGGTGCTCCCGTCAGACGAAGGCCACCCTAACGTCTCAGAGTGGAACTTCAACATGGGCACCGATGTCCAGGTGCTCCGGTCCGCTGTAAAGATGCTGCTCATCACTGAAAAAGGAGAGCGTCTGATGAATCCGTCCTACGGGACCCGCCTACGGCGTGCAGTGTTCGAGCCGAACGACGATGCGCTCGCAGGGATTATTCGGCAGGAGATCGAGGACGCGATTAGCACGTTCGAGCCTCGGGTGTCCATCGAATCCATCGACGTGCAGAAGCTCTCCCCTCGCGAGGTGATTGTAAACATTCTATTCCTTTCCAAACTGGATCAGACTTCATTTTCCGTTTCACTCCCATTCCTCCAATGACGACGAGATCAAAAACCAAAGAGTCGGATACGGTGAACCGAAGAGAGTTCGTCAAGAGATGGATGATAGAATGTGGAGTCACCTACGATGTCGCGTGCCAGATTTACAGGTCAATGGTCTCCACGTTCGAGGAAGGTGTTGCGAACGGGCACAAGATCACCATCGGCAGGCTCGGCGCTCTGCTGCCTCAGTGGCAGGAATCCAGGCAGGTCACCATGGGGTTCAGGCGCACTCCCGGTAAAGGTGTTGTCAAACAGAAGCAAGTCTACACCCTCGATCCACGATACAGATTCCGATTCAAGATATATAAAGAGTGGATGTCCACTCGTCACTTGAATTGGTACGAATAACCGCCACCTAACGATATGATAAATCCGGTTTCAATTCCTTCTGCTGCTGCCATCTCCTACGGAGACGGCGATGTCCGTCACTTCGGCGAAGGAGACGCAATGGACGTGCCCGGCATGTCCAACCCCACACGCCATCTCGCAGATCGGGATGTGATCTTGGCTAAAAAGCTGAATGAGGTCATCGCTGATGTGAATAACAAGGAGCAGTATGTCCCGATGCCTATCCTGCGGACCACGCTGCCCCCGAACGCAGAGGAGATCATCCAGAACTTCCGAATCCCTCCGAATTTCGAGTGCCGGGTGCTGAACGCGACCGTCACGTCGCTGCCTGCGTCCGCCAGCGCAGAGTTGGACATCTACTATGCCTCAAACAGCTACGGCAACTCGACAGGCACTCAGATTGTCAGCACGTCCACGGAATACACCGGGGGCACGACATTCTTCTCCAGCGGTGAACTGGTCATCACTCTGAAAAACAGAGGTGGATCCACGCTGGAAATGATAGCGTCGGTCCTGCTCACTCTTCGGCCTATCGGATCGACATCCAGTTATCTGCTGACCTCGGCCACGGCGGCCCCCGCAGGTCCTCCTGGACAGAGGGGATTGCAGGGCGTCCCAGGTGTTGCCGGACCTGCCGGGTCTCAAGGAAGTCCGGGTCTGGTGTGGAGAGATACCTGGTCAAATTCACCAGGCATTTACGCTGACAAAGACGTTGTATTTTACCAAGGGTCGTCGTGGAAAGCGACTGCCGCGACGGTGGCAACCGATATCCCTGGATCAGCTCCGTCAAAATGGACGCTCGTCGCTAAAGAGGGTGACCCAGGTTTCAACTGGAGAGGAGATTACAGTGATGCGATTGCCTACGCCGTAAATGATGCTGTTTATTACCCGCCCAACGGCAACAGCTACGTGTGCGTCGCAATAGCAACAGGATTAAATCCTCCTGCTAATCCTAGCAAGTGGGGCATCATCGCCAAGGCCGGAGCGAACGGTCTCAACTATAGGGGCGTGTGGACGAACGTGCCTTCACCTGTTTACGCCCAAGGAGACGTTGTAAACATTGCTGTATCTCCTGGAGTTTACCAGACGTACGTGGCTACTTCCACGGGCGTGTCCGCAATTCCTCCTGCCGGAGACTGGAGTGCCTTGTTCAGCTCACCGGCGAATGGTTTTTCGGTCAAGAGCGCATCCGGCACGATTTACACGGAGAGTGACTTTTCGCTATTAAGCACCTCTGGCCCTTACACCAGTGTGGCATCTGGCACAACGTGGCCGGTGTTCACGGAAATCACTGTCGGAGATGCCACTAGCGGTCGCGGGATGAGGGTGCTCAAGTTCAACCAGTATGCCAGGTGGCTGGGTTCGATCACATTGAAGCTGCCATCTGTCACAGGCCTGTCCGACGCAGCTTCTACGAATTGGCAAGTTTCTGATGTCGTCCTCAGCACGAATAACCCTGGGGCTGGATCTCCGAGTGCAGACACCTCCCGAACACTTCAATCTTCAGGAACTGTCAGCACGGTGCAGGCTTCCACGAATCAAGGATTTGGAGTCACATCCTACGGAACAATCACCAGTTCGTCGTTCGTACAGTCCGGGAACAAGGTCACAATCACAAATCCGGTGGGCAGTGCAACGAACAGCTACCTGGCGCTGATTGGATTCTCGGTTTACGCTCCTGCGCCTTAGTGGTTAAGCCCGGCGAGAGGTGCTGATCTGAAGGCCGTTGCTGTAAACTACTGCTCCTCCAGGAGTGGTGGTGTTATCGAACTTGCAGCGCACAAAGCAAATGGGATCTGCAATGCCGTCGTTTCCTATAGCAATGGCAGCCCAGATGACGAGGGTCGTTCTCACAGGAGGCTCAGCGTAAATGATGCCAGTAGCCCCGGTCATTGCTCGTCCGTCTGCGGACCCTGTGAACGCAAATGCAACGCTGTAGTTTCCGCTGCCTACCGACACGCTTGGCCCTGACGGATACCCCGGCATTGCAGTAACAGATTGCCAGGCGTAGCCGTCCAAGCTATACTGCCATTCAAAGGAGATAGGAGGTGTGCCTCCTACTTCAAGCTCTGCTGTGAACTGTGCCAGGGGGTTGGCATCCTGCCAGACACTGAAAATCTTGCAATTCACAGGGTCGATGGAATTTGAAGCGCCTCCGCCAGTAACGGTCACCAGAGGGCAAAGAGAGGTCAAATTTGGAATCTGAGGAGGCCCTCCTCCGTTGGAATCACTGACGATAGTCCAACGAGCGCCTCCAATAACGAGATTCACACCTTTACGCCCGACGACATGCCCTGCACTGTCATGCACTGTCCTGTCGTTCCATGACAGACCACCGTGAGAAGTTTCCGCCGGGCTGCCTGCGTGATCCGTCAAGATGGCATTGGCATTGCTGGCCACCACATTCTGTTCCACTGAAAACGAGGTCGTCAGCACTGAGGGTGCAGGGCTGCCTACAGTGACATCCAGCGCAGGATCGGCCTGCTGAGGTGATACGCTCCCGGTGAACACAGGCAGCGTAATGTCCGGGTCTGTGACTAGAGGGTTGGACTGGTTAAGGCCTCCGTCTTTCTGCGCCGGAGCGTAAAACACGTTTCCGCCTACCGTGAGTCGAGCTTCGTGGTGCAGCGTAACTGGTCCAGCGGGGCCAGAGTGATAGCAGCCTCCAGAGTCCTGATAGACCTGCTGAATGCCTGTCCACCCGTGCGATTTGGACATGCTCACGTTTACATGGTCGTTCAAGTTGTCCGAAAGGGATCCCAGGCTGGCCGTGATGTCCTTTACTTCGCCCTGTGTGACTAAATTGGATCGGCTCATCAAAAAACTCCAAAAGTTTGCGCAGAGACGAAGCTACTGAAGAACCCGCCTTCTTTCTGCTTGATATTGACGTTGTAAGATATGGACACCGCCACTACAGCGACGTGCGAGTTTACCTGCCCAAAGATGTTGTAAATCGAGCAATAGTAGTCCCCTATATCGCCTTGGTTCGCATTGGTTATCGCAAACTGGTTGGATGTGGCCCCTGTGATCTTGTTGCCGTTTTTGAACCACTGGTATTCCAGGATAGGTGAGCCGTCTGCGATCACGAATAGGCCCACAGAACCTCCAGGATTACAGGACACAGACACTGGCTGAGTCGTGATCGTAGGGGCTGAGGCATTGGTGCCAGTGAACGAGAAGGGCACGATGGGCAGCACGACGCTAAAATCGCTACCGTTCGCCGTTAGCGGAATCCTGAGCCTGCTGCTGTTCGGTATCGTGTTCCCGCAGGAGTCCACCCATGGCCTGTCTATCACCTGAATCTGGTAGTGCCCGGCCCAGTCAGCGTTGATGTGGGACGACACCCCTTTAGCATAGTAATCCACGTTTTGTGAAGCGCTAAGCCTTGAGGCGTCCGTCAGTAAGGGTGTGCTGCTCATTCAGGTTTTTAGCTTGATATCTTAACGGGTATGTTGCATTTTTTGGTCCACTACGTTTCCATCTTCAATAGCGTCCTGTGCTGCACGATCCAATAGAGCTTTAGCCTCTGGATAATTATCATCCCCTTTGTATGCTACCATCCTGTTTCCGGTTAATATGATTTTATAGTCCCACGCGCCCTCAAGCTTTTTGGCAATTCGCTGCACAATGTGCGTTCGTCTTTTATCCTTATTTAGGATTTCGATTATGCCTGGATTGTGCTTTCTAGCATATTCTAATACGGTTTTCGCGACCGTGGCATAGATGCGCATCACCTCCTGCACACTCATCCTACGGTCAGGGGAGGCGTACCCCCGACTTGCTTTCGGCTTAAAGTCGAACTCACAGATATGGTTAAATTGATAGCAACTTATCTCGTATTCTATTCCACCTACTGTAAACTGCCAATCAGTGTCTTCTACCCGGTCCCGCGTCGGCGTATTATTAGAAAACCTAAATACATGATGGCCGGTAATTCTAGTGGGATAAGGTTCGCTGTCGCCCATCTCCGTCAAACAAACAGGCACAGATTCAAGCAGGCCATCTGCCTTCTCTTTCAGGTCATGAATCGCATCGAGCACTCGAAGCAGTTTTCGACGGGTAGTGTCAGCCCGCTGCCATTCTCCAGCCGTCGTTTCTGCGGTGTGCCGGGCGCGAAGGTCGTCGCGCTCCTTTTCCAGTGATGTGAGTGATCTCATTCACGTGTCGGAGGGCGTTCCAGCAAATCGTCCGCTTCATTTCCAGGAGCGGGCGCTTCTTCCGGCTCGGCAGCAGGCTGTGGCTCTTCCTCGGCACCGATCTCTTTTCCGACCAGCTCGGGATCGCGCCCGCCATCTTCATTCGGCACGCCCGCTTCATCACCCTCTTCAGAAGCCTGCTTCTCGGCATCCTTGGCCGCCTTGAACTCTTCCTCATCTTGGCCGGGACCAGCAACATTCTGGAGGTAGAATCCGATCTCCGCAAAAGTCTCATCAGCGATGGCGTCGGCATGGCTCTTCTCAAGCGCCTTGTAGATGGCGTTAAGCTGACCCCACGACAAAGACACGGTGTAATCGTTGTACGTATCTTTCTTTTTTCGTAATTCCATATTATTAAATCAGTTACAAGCCTTCTACTCGAATATTCGGCACACGGACCCTGTGCTATTAACTATACCTTTAGAACAGCAATATAATGTAAACATCTTGACAGTGGTTCTCACCTATGGATGCGAAGCAGATAGTTAAAGCCCAAAATATAAAGCAACTCGTTCAGTATGAATCTTGTAACCTTAGCGGAAAGTGTGTCAATCGTGTTCGAGAAATCCACCGGATACACCACCTCGTCTTTCGAGGCTGGGCGAGAGTACGTCATGTCCCTCTCGCAGTTCAACCGGCTGACGAAGGATCCTGCCGTGAATCAGCGGGTGTTCAAGAATAGCCGAATCGAAGCTCGCATACCGAACTTCAACATCAACGCTAGGAAGCCTGGCAGCCAGAAGCTTCTGCTCTATAATGGATCTGGCGGCTACGGGGACCAGATCATGACGTGGCCTTTCGCTCGCATCCTCACCACGATGGGATTCGAGATCCACGTGATGTGTGACCCAGGAAACACGGTGTGCTGGTGGAATTTCCCGTGGATCAAGTCGCTTCAGCCTGTCCCGATGCAGTACGAGCAGTTCAAAATGTTCGATTACCACGTCATGATGGAGGGCGTCACCAATACGGACGAGCACCAAGATCAGGACCATCCCCTCGATACCATGCTCCGTAAAGTGGGGATCGACCCGTACACCGTGGATGCGAAGCTCAAGGTCATGCGGCCCAATTTCACGTTCCTGGAGATGCAGTCCGTGAATCAGTTTGCCGGTAAAAACATTGGCATGTATCAGCTCTCCGCCTCCAACCAGACCCGGAGCTTGCCTCCGAGCGACAGCGCGTTCATGCTGAGTAAAATAGCCGATGCCTACCCGAACATCCACTGGCTGGCGCTCTACGACAAGTTCAACCTGGAATCCTATCACACGGACCTTCACTGCCCGAAATGCAAAGGCAGCGGAAAAGCGGATAGCCACCCTCTTGCCTCGCTCGTTATTCCGACCTCAGGTAGCAATACGGTGCTGAGGTCTTGGTCCACCGGCACGATGATCGGAGACACGGCGGTCATGACGGACGCAGGAACCTACACAGACAGTGTGCCTCCGGCACCAGCGTCAACACCTGCACAAGAGGTGTGCCCTAAATGCAAAGGGTCAGGCACGATCCGGCCTAATATCCAAGCTTACTGCGCTCCGTCACTGCGTGAGCTGTGGGCGCTCACCACGAAGGCAGCGATAGTCATCTCGCCGGACTCGATGATGATTCATGTAGCCGGAAGCATGAATGTTCCTTGCGTGGGCCTGTGGGGACTGACCAAGCCGGTGAACCGGGTGAAATACTATGTGAACCATGTCTCGGTGTGGAAAAACGAGGCGTGCCCGTTCGCACCCTGCTATTCCTACGGCGGAAACTTCCCGCGATACTGCCCTCCTCGAAAAGAGAGGAAGGTGTGCGAATGCCTCGGAGCGATCTCGCCTCAGGATGTCCTGACTGCCATGAGCCAGCTCGTGCCACCCAGCAGCTCTAATTGTAAACAATAATTGTTTACAATGTGGCTCTGAGATGATATTCCTTCCCCATGATTCGCATCATTGAAGGGCCTACGAAGCTCAAGCTGGTTGGTGAAGACTGGGAATTAAAGACCCTGCACCTGCTCTTTCGCGTGCATCCAAAGGGTTACGAGCACGCGCCGTCTCACAAGGCATTTGTGATGACGAATGGTCAGGATGGGTGGGATGGCTATATCTCTCCTATCCGCATTTACCAGAGAGGCACCGCAGACTGCCTCCGGGGTCACCGGGATCGGATCATCGCAGCCTGCCTGGAGAAGGGTATCGAGACAGATACCAGCCAATGCCTAGTATCTCCGTTCAAGACCTTGACGACGGATGACATCCCGGACGACATCGTCGTGGCCGACTTCAAGTTGGATCAGTATCAGCGAGAGGCTATCGTGCGCTGGCTGAACGCTGGGATGGGCATAAATAAAATTGCAGTTTCTGGCGGGAAGAGTTGTGCTTTCGCAGCGGTGGCTGCCATGATCAAGCGCCGGTTCCCTACAGAGCGTATTCTTTACGTCACCCAGAGCGAGCGGCTTGTAAGGCAAGCCTACAAGGACTTCACGGGGTTCCTTCCAGGGTTCGACATCACGCAATACGGGGGTTCTGCGAAGGACAACACCGGAAAAGACATCGTAATCGCGACTATTGCAATGATTTGGAGAAACCGTCAAGAGCTAACTCAGACAAAGTGGTTTAGAGAATTTACGGCTGTCCTGGTGGACGAGGCTCATCACGCATCTTCCTCATCCGCTAAGCAGCTTCTAATGCAGCTACCCTGTTTCTTCCGGCTCGGCGCTTCTGATACGGTCCATATTGAAGACAAGGTCAAGTCAGACACGATGGTCGGGCTTCTCGGGCCAGTCCGCTACACGGTGCCGGTGGCCACCTACATCGCCTTGGGACGGTCTGCCAAGCCTACCATCTACCTTGTGGAGAATCGTGAGTGGATCAACAAGCACAAGAAATATCCTCACCAAGCAGAGCCGAACACCCCGGCTTGGTGCCTGGTCGAAGGCGATTGGAAGCGCGGCACCTATGTAGGACCTGTTTACGAGCGAGACGAGAACGGGGAGATCGTGATGCGCAAGGTGCGCGAGCTTGAAGGCACCAATGACACCAAGGTGGACGCGGCAGGCCGGGTGATCCTACGCAAAGTGCAGGATGCAGACAAGCAGGGAGGCTACACCTGGCAGGACAGAGAGGGTCACGTGGTCAGCGCGGCAGATATGGAATATGATCCAGGCCTGTCAACGCTCGTTGACTCCAAGACGGCGAACTGGATCGAGGTCTTGAAGCCTGTCGTGTTGGACGGCTATCACTCTGTACAGTTCAAGGGTGATGATCATGCTTTCGACGTGGATTCCCGCTACTGCATCTTGGATCGGGTCATCGACAAGGCGATCACGAGTTTCAAGGAGCGCAACCTCCTGATCGTGGAATGGGCCAAGTATTACTCCAAAGTGAACAACTGGCCCACCCTCGTGGTCTGCACCCGCACGATGCACGTGCTGATCCTGGAGACGCTGCTGAAGCGTGCGCTAGGCGATGACATGGTTCAGGTGCTGTTCAGTGACCACACCTCCAAGCAGCGCGACGAGGCCTTCGACTGGTTCAAGAGTACCCCGGGGAGCGTCTTGATCAGCCCGCTGGTCAAGGAGGGCGTGTCCATTAACGAGATAAAAGCAGGCATCATATCCGATTATATCACCGGGGCTGAGGCATTCGGGCAGATTCTGGGCCGGTTCATCCGCAAAAAGAAAGAAGGGGACAACACGGCTTTCATCACGGCTTTCCTCGATGTTCAGCACCCCAGCCTCCGAAAAGGGTCCCGAGCGATGTTTTCAAGACTGTTCAATATCCGAGGGTATACTTTCGCCTATCCCTGCCTCGGCCCGAGCACCATCGCTTCCGCAAAGGTGTACGAGCGCTTGGACGAGTAGGTACGGCCACACTTAAAAAGTTCTAACACTCATGGAAAACACAATTCCAGATCACGATATTCGTTTTCGCACACCGATGCCTGAGGAAGAGCAGAACGGGCATCTGCATAAATTCAACCCTGCCGTGGCTGCAACGCACGGCATAAACGCTGCCGTGGTCTATCAGTGCATCCGTTGGCACTGCCTGGAGCCTAAAAACAAGAGCAGGAGCTGGAAGGTGTCCCACGCTGACCTGATCACGTACCTGCCTTACTTGACTAAAATGATGCTGCGCACAGCCTTGTCGAAATTAACGCGCAGGCATCACGTGACCGGCAGGCTGTTGTTGGCAGCCGAAGACGGGGCTGACAGGGTTTACTCTTTAGGCCGAGAGGCCGAGAAGGCTGCTGCGCACTCGTTTGACACTGAAATGGCGATCAAGCACGGGATACTGCCCGCAGTAATCTATGACAACATGGTGTACTGGATCGCAGAATCAGTGGATATCGCTGACGATCTCATCCCTTGCGTAGCCACCTCTCCCACTGCGTGGTCTAAGCTGCATCCGTATGCGCCCTTGCGGACGGTTAATAGGGCTTTCGCTATCTTGGAAACGTCAAGAGAGATAGGCAGGATAGTCAGAAAGACTAAAAATAGGGCACCTTACTGGGCCATCCCTCTCGGGGCTGGAAAGCTGGATCGCTGGTATTACCTCCACTCGAAGACTAAAAAGAAGGCGGACGCCGCTAAGGCAGCATCTGAAATTCCGGTCAGAGTCTGCGATAAGACGCCTTCGTTCGATCCTGATCTCGACTAGTATGCAACTGCCTTACTATATTGAGTTTATAGAATGTTTACAAATCAATAGGCAATTTAGAAGGCCATTTGGCCAAATTAACACACCTCAGTGCCAAATTAACACACCTCAGTGCCAAATTAACATAGGCTTGGCCAAATTAACACAGAAACATCAATTCCGATCAAGCGGGCATTGAGAGTCAAAATGACAAGATCTATTAGAAGATTATTTAAGGTCTGCTACGCTTACGCTACGCAAACCAAGATCCAATGAAAAGATAGCAAACGAGGCTTAAAAAGCCTCGCTCGCGGCCTTCGGCCAAGTGGGTCACTTCGTGACCTTCGCTTCGCCGGGTGACGCGAACGAGAGCGGAAACGGAGGAAGACTGAAAGGAGGAAGAGAAGGAATGAAAGAAAGCACAGAAGGAAGCGAAGGAAGCGAAGGAAGCGAAGGAAGCGAAGGAAGACGGCAGGGCATGGAAGCAATAAGAAGGAAGCTGGAAGAAGAGAGCCTGAGAGCACGCATCAGGGAATGTAGCGAAGCGATAGCAAGAATGAAAGAGGAGGAAGTAGGGAGCACTATCCAGAGATGTGGCACGAGCGAAGCGAGCAGATGAAGGAACAATCCAGAGAGGAGCCGGAGGCGACCCAGCGAGAGCGGATCAGGAATAAGCCCAGCACACGCCGCAGGCGATCCTGGGCACCCAAGCGGGAGCAAGGGAGCGCGGAGCGCTACGAACGAATCCAGAGGGCACAGGCGAAGCCGGTCAGCCCTATAGTTAGAGGTGTGGCAGACGAAATCATTAAAGGCTTGTTGGGAGCGCCGCTCCCGTCCCCAGTCCTGGAGGACGAGGACGACGATGCGATTAACGCAAACGAGCTGATTCCTGAGCTGAACTCAAAGTGGAGCACAGAGATCGTATGGTCTAACATGTGCCAGAAGGTCAGGATCAAGTACACAGACGAAGTGCAGGGCACGTGGAATCTGGGCAAGTACTATTCAGTGGCAGAAGCAGTGGCTAAAGCGAAGGACATCGTGCGCGAGGTTGAAACTCTGGACGCCAGGCAACCGTACACGCCTGAAGGCAGGTTTTGGGAATGGTACAATAAAGGTTACACCAGCCACGAGAATGCAAACAGCCAGACCGTTGCTCCGTTGATTTTAGAAGACGAGGATGACGACGCCATCAACGCTGAAGATTTACTGGCAGAGGATACACCTTTAGTAGCAACCCGTAATTCAGACCCTCACTGGAGAATGGAAGCACGAACCCAGCACCTTCCAAACTTCGGAGGTAAATCCACGATAATATGGATTTATTACAACAATACCGAGGAGGCAACCTGGAGGCTCACAATAGACGCCTCACCTTTGGAAGTTTTAAGCAGGCTGGACACTTTGTACAAGAACACACTGATCAGAGAAAAGGCGTGTCCGTATGATCCAGCGGCACACACTTTCTGGCAGTGGTATGCCGCAGGAAACCTTCCTGAATCAGTTACAGCTAAGCTCGTAAACGAGGATGAAGACGACGATGCCATTGATCAGATGGACATAATGCCTGTTGACCCGGAAGAAGAGCTGCTCGTTCGTCTGAACGCGTACCCGGACGACAGTTCTGATGACCGAAGGTCTCGCCGGTGGTGTGAAACCAAACTGGAGCATGACGACGAGGAGCAGTGCTATGTCCTCTTCCAGTACAGCGAGGAGTCAGAAGCACCCCTTCAGGGCAAAGCCAATGCCCTGTATCTGACTCACCAGTTCGCAGCCATCGAAGAGGACTCAGACGACAGGCTTATCATTCCATACGACAAGGTGACAGCAATCGACAGGCACGACCTTCACAACCTGGAGATATGCTGGTCCTGCTACAAGGCAGATGGGATCGTGGACAAGGGTTTTTACGAGGATTATCTGGAAGAAGAGCGCGAGAGGGCCTGGAATGAGGATGACGAGATTAACAACCGCGAGCCTGAATACACCCGTCTCAGCATCCGAACGGAGTTCATTAACGGCTTGATCGAGAAGTTCCCTGCCTATGCGGAGAAGATCAAAGAGTTCAGTGCAGCCACTACGTGGGGGATTCAGGGCGTTAAGCTGTATGCTGGAGACGCGTACTCGATGCTCAACGAAGTCGCTAAGCGCAATAAAATCGAGTGGTCAGGCGCAGACCAAGGAGAGCAGTGGATTCGCGTGGACGACGTCCTCAACAAGGTCACGGAAAACACGATTCGTCATTGGCTGAATCCAGTTCCTTACGACCAGCTAGAGCTGGAGATAGAGTCTTGCGCTCAAGTCGTGGCCCAGCTTCTGGAGGAGGATGAAGATGATGATGCGATCAACCAGACAGAGCTGGTGGAGGTTGATCCATGGCCTGCGAACCACACGTTGACGCAAATGAAGCGTGCGTGCCCTCTATTTTTCGCCCGAGGCAACGCCAGATATTTCGGAACCCGAGGAACGTATAAGCGTGGAAACTTTCTTATACTCCACAACGTAAAGGAGTTCGATAACTATACGCTGACGGCGTACGTGATTTACGAGTTCGTCCCTACAGAGTATGCGCCGAAAGGCATGCTCGTGCATCGTGGCACCGTGGACGAACTCGATAAGGCCGAGCGAGCCATTCAGTACGGGGAATTTAAGGGGAATCAGCCATGATCGCTCGGATCGCAAATTTTACCTGCGTGTGGCAGATCAATGAGTCGGGTCATCCTGCTCTCTCAGATGCCCAGATTCGTTACCTGGCTGGCCGTGGTGGCTGGCTGATCAACGCGGAGCTGCATCAGACCCCTATCGACCGCGAGGTCGGTAATGGGGATTGTAGCGTGTGCGCCGGGCAAGGTGTGCCTGACCTGGACAGGGTGCAGAGTCTCATGGACAGGTACCCGTGGGGCCGGTTCTCTGTTGACGTGGGTGGCCCCTCCAGCACTTCAGCCTACATCTACATCGGGACGAATGATATGAATGCCTGGCGGGATGATTACAAGGCCCAGTGGGGAGACGTGGAAAAGCCTCAGTATTGGTCACACGATGTCCAGTCGCTGAAAATGGAATAATTTATGGCAGAGGAATCACTTAATACCGAGCTACTGCTGCGACAAGTCTTGGAGGATGAAGACGATGACGCCATCAACCAGAGCGATTTAATCCCTAAGGGAAAGGTGATCGAAGGCCCGTGGACGTTTGACACTGTGGCGAGAGGCCAACACAACTTAGGAATGCCCTTTAACCCGGAAGGGCTGTACGACATCGTCGCGCGGTGGAAGGGCAGGACTGTTTACGAACAGCCATCTAAGACACGGTCGGTCAAGAAGACGCTTAAACAGCTACAGGACTCGATTTTATCGTTCGAGGACGCCCTTCCCTATGATCCTGCCCGGTTCAAGGATCCTATCGACTGGTTCATGGCTGCCAAGTGTGCGATGACCGGAGAATCCTGCCAGGATCAAGAGGTGGACGAGTCCTTGCTCAAAGAGGACGAAGACGACGATGCTATCGACCAGGGTGACCTGATGACTCCGATTGCTCCTCCGATAGAGGAGGTGCGGAAGTGGCTGGAGGAAAATACGGACGCTGAGGATAATGCCGCGTACAATGATCCAGAAGAGGACATTAGGTATAAGTTTTCAAGCTGGGGCCTGTATCACGGCACGACGGTAGATGTTGCGAATGCCAGGGGGTTTGCCAAGAAGTATAAGTTCGTTCACTTGGAGGAGTCTGCGGACCACGACGAAGGCCACGCTGAGATCGTTGATAACGAATTGCCAGACGTTCCAGGCGATGAGTTTGAGAAATTTAAGGAGGATTTTGAAGGTTTAAGCGACTATCCTAGCTTGGACGACGAGGTATGGAGTTCGGTTCAATCGGAATTCCAAGACAAGCAGTGGGACTCGTTCTGGAAGAAAGAGTTCAAAGACAGTCTCGTAAAAGAATATCCATACCTGAATGGCATTATAGACGCCCTTTACGAGGGCGACTATTTCTACGAGATGGTCCACGAGGCTGAGGATCACGCGAATGAGGTCTGGATCGAAGAGACAGGGTGCAGCTTCCATTATCGAACAGAAGCAGTGATGAAGCATATCACCGTGGAAGAGCTGCTGAAATACGCAGAAATGGAGCCGGAACGGCAATACGAGGAATTTTCGGAGTACACTCAGAAGGATTTTACCGGGGTGCTGGTGGAGTATTTTCCAGACCGTAAAGCAGGGATTGACGCAGTCATGGCGACCCCTACCGGGTTTGCCTTGTTCAAAGATGCCGTTAAGAGATACAATTCAGGGGCATCTGAATATTGGCACATCATTGAAGAGATGACTCCTGCCTTTCTAAACCACTGGCTGCCGATTAAAGGTTCGCAACCAGGCCCTGGACAGGCAACCTTGCCACTGGGCGAGACAGAGGGCGTGCACGACCATTCTTGCGTGATGGCGACCGTGGCAGATGAAGTTTCTGGCGCGGTGATCACCTGGGGCAGAACCCGAGTGGATGACGAGGATGTTTACGAAGGTGAAGGCGACGATGTAAAAGGCCGAGAGAACGAGCCACACGTGACCGTGCTCTACGGGCTGACTGAAACGAAGCCCAGTCCCGAGCTGCTGAAGATCATCGAGGATACCAAGCCGTTTACCGTGGAGGTAGGCACTTCGTCGATGTTCGAGAACGAGGAATACGACGTGCTCAAGTTCGATGTGGAAAGCGAAGACTTGAGGGCGCTCAACACCAAGCTGAAGGAGCTGAACTACACGGAGACGCATCCAGGGTATCATCCCCACCTGGCTGTGGCTTACGTGAAAAAGGGCACCTGCAAAGAGGCTACAGGCCAGCATCTCATGGTCGGCGATGACGAAGGAAAGGTCGTTTTCGAGGTGAACGAGGTCGTGTTTAGTGGCAGCGGCGAAGAAGGGACCAAGACAACCCTGTTTCTCGGAAAGCCTAACGTGCTGTAGGCCGCGACCGGCTCCTCTAGTTAGTATGGAATGAGCTTACAGAATCTTGCTGAGTCCGCCCTATATTCCCTTCTGCCGGAAGGGCTGATAAGTCTTGATGAGCAAAGACTAATACAATCCGTGGTGGGCGGAATCGACGACCGGATGTCTGATCAACGGTCCTACATCTCAAAACTGGAGATGCTGGTCTCTTGCCAGGGTCTGCCTGAGACTGATTCTGCTGGAAATCCAGCACTTAACGCAGTTATCACTCGCATCCAGTCCCCTAAAGGCAAAGTTTACAATCGCTCACTCGACATCCACGACGATACCCCGTCGGCAGACGATCCGGCACTGATCACCTGGGCAGCAGAGCAACTGAATCTGGACGACGAGCACGTGCTGCTCGGGGTGAGCTATGGAGTGGATCCTCTGCGCACCGTCGATGCCAACATCCTGCCGTACCTGGCCTCCACCGTGGGTGCAGTCCTTTACCAGACCGCAGCACAGGATCCTGCCAACACAGACTCGGATGCCAGGCGACTGCTTCAGACGTGGTTTTCTCGACTCCAGATCAAGGGCACGTCGGCCAGCTTCGAGGCATTGGGCCGCCTGCTGGGATTCGATGATGTGCGGATGACTCCACTGTGGAGCAGGCTCAGTCCTCGGGTGCCTAACGACATCGGTGCGCCAGAGAACAACGAGGATCTGGCAGCGGTCCCGGACTTCCAGCCTCAGCAGGAGATCAACTCGTTTTACGACCCTCTTCAGATGAACGACGGTCCGTTCTTCGCCTGGAGCGGAACAGCCACGGCGCAGTACGGAACCAACAGCACTGAGTTTTACACGCAATCAGTGAACGGATTCAATCCTTTCTTCAAGGTCCTGGTGACAGGGGAAGCGCCAACTGACCCAGATTCAGAGCTGTCTCCGTTCGTTCTGTCCGGCGGAGGGCCGGAGACCAAGGCCTACGTGGACATCCCTGGATCAGGTCTCCGATTTGAAGCCATCGCCGCCGGAGAGAGCTTTAACGGAATGGCGATTGTCGTCCAGGATTGGAACAGCGGGACGCACCGGGTGATGTCTGTGACGGATCGGCTGTCGGCGATCAAATACCGCAGCTCCTTTTACGATCTGGCGCTGACCATGGATTTTGATTCAGCGGAGCAGCGCTTCGGGAAGCAGGTCGTCACCGCCAACTCGGACCTCATCTCCAGCCCATCCTCCGCTAATTTCGGGCAGACAGCCGTGTCACCCTTCCGGGCTTGGTCCAGCGGATCCATTTATCAGGATCAAGAGATCAAAGACTGGACTACCAGCACAGACGTGAACGGAGCGCAGATCGTAGCTGCGGGCCGAGTGCAATCCGGGCTTACGGACTACCAACTGAATATGGCAGGCCTGGCGGCAGCCGGGAACCAGGTGGTGCAGGCCATGGAGGAGGTTCGACCCGCTACTCGGACCCCTCGCAGTGTGCATGTCGGTTACACACTCCAGGACCAGGCGGGATATGCCAATTACAGCTCGTTCGGAACCGTGACCTCGGTAAGCGTGGACGGCACCTCTTACGGCGTGCTCACCGGGCAGCCGTATCCTCCTTATCAGGTCGTGTTTGAGGCGGAATCCAGGGAAAATGGGACAGTGACTCTGAGCGAGATACTGACCGGGGAATCCTCTCCGACAGCTCCTCAGATAATCGGTCTGTCTGGATCCAATATCAGTCTGAGCGGGACGTTCGATTATAGTGACGCCTCCTGGATGTTTACGACGGACACCGGGACTGCGGATTCTGTAAACATTTATGCTCGCTTTGCCCCGGCATCCACAGAGGTGGTTCGGGACAACCTGCCTGCGAATGCCGACCCCACAACGATTGCTGTGAGCAGCGATGGCGGATGGGCAGTCGGATTCGGAGGTTCTCCTGCTGAATCCGCAGCATGTTTCGCCCAAAGAGCGGTCACTGACTTAGTCACAGGGTGGAACCCGGACGCCTATTTTTACGCCGGAGACAATAGCCAGACCGACGGACGGTTGTCGCAAGCAGAGGTAAACCTCGGACCAGAACAGGCGTTTATCGCCGCGAAGAAGTTTTTTGTTACCTACGGGAACCATGACCTGGCGAACCCTTTGATGGCTGGTGGAGTTGCTGACGGATGGGACATGTCGGCGGAGATCAACTTGATGCCTTATTTGCCTGGAAACGGCAGATACTACCACGTCAGGATCGGGCACGTGGAGCTGTTTTCGATTAACGCGGGATACAACACAAGCGCCCCTCCAAACCCAGGTTTTAGGGGTGATGGCTCTATTCCGACTGAGCCGGACGGAAACTGGTGTGAGGCCAAAGGCACCCAGGTTACAGGCGGGACTCTGACTCTGAGGTGCGCCCGACGGTACACGGTGGTGTCAGCCTCCGGTAGCGTGGAATACCCGGTAGCAAGCGGGAACCACTATAGTGACGGGGACGTGATTCAGGCCAGCTTTACAGCAGACAACACGACCGCAACCGTGACGGGTACAGTGAGACTGGACCTGCTCAACAGCGTTCAGGCTGAAAACATTAAGCAGTGGCTATTGAAATCCAACGCCCCGTGGAAAGTGGTGATGTTCCACTACCCTAATGAGTTCTCGAACGTAGTCGGCGGAGCCTGGTCATTAAATCAATACAGTCGGTTGCTGTGGCCTTGGAAAGAGTGGGGAGTAGACGTAGTGATTAACGGGCATGTCCACGTGTACTCCAGAGGTGTTCAGGACGATGTCACGCACATTATCATAGGGTTAGGAGGGTCGGCTATTGCTTCTTTCTCCTATCCACAGACTTACCAGAGTCCTTACGCTCTCCGAGAATACCCTTCGCATTTGGACGCCCTGCACCCTGATACGACGAACTTGAACGGCGCGATGAAGTGGATCGTGACCCCTACGCTGCTGTCCGCTGTTGTTCAGACAACGACAGTTAGGGAGGTGACAGGCGTCGATCCTGTTATTGCAACGATTGACACCTGGAGCCTATCCAAACCCGAGATGGCTGTGGATTACCAGGCCCGGCCTGAGGATGAACTGGATGAGCCGGTGACAGAGATCACAGACGATTATCCGTGGAAGCGCGACATCGTCGGCGGGGGTGAACTCGTGGACACCTCGATGTATGATCCTGCGGAGGCCGACCTCACAACTACGCCAGTAGGATCGACAGTTGCAGTATCCGGTCAGGACGGAGCGCAATATGCAGTCACCCTGGACAGCACAGGAGCAGTTACTCCACGATTCAAAATCGAAGCCCGGTCAACCGAACCCTACGTGCCGGGGCAAACGGCTGTCGCCTATACCGGTGCTTTCAAGTCTCTGAGTTCATTGGATGCCCGACAGGAGGAATCTCGACCCCGTCGCGTCCTGGGCCAGGACGTGTCTCAAGTGGATGTTAATTTCTCCTCCAACTACGGTGTGAGGTATTCCGTTGATGACATGGATCGAGCTATGGAGTCCGGGTGGGGCCTCTACCCGTTCGGAATCGTGAACGGAGTGCTCGTGGCTGATCCAATGAAATTCAACGGGCCTCACCACAGGGACGGTCTTGTGGCATGGTATCCGATGCTGGAGCACCCAATGGACACCGTCCGGGTGGATGACCACGCTGTTTACGGGAACCACCTGGTTCCCATTGCAGGGTTCACAGCGACCAACCGGGCTATCGACGCCGATAGAGGATGCGTCACCAGCCTGCAAGCAGAATCAGTGCTTGCGTCAGAGGCAGCACCCAGCCTGCCAGCCAGCTTCAGCTTCGGATTCTGGATCAAGTATAACGCGAATACCGAAACGGACTCGACCACGACGATCCTATCGTTCGGACCCGTGTCTGTTCAGCTTTGTGCTACAACACCGGCTTACGGTATAACAGTGAGCCTGTCCGGGCTGGCCTCACCGTTCGACCAGGTGCAGGTGTCGGAGCAGGGATTTGATTACGGATGGGTGTACTATGCGGCGACGTGGGATGCCGAGACACTCACATTCAATCAGTACCACTCCAGCGATCTGACAGAGTTCACAAGCTGGTATGGAGCAGGCATCCAGATACCTGGAGCAGTGCTGGACACCGGTGCTTTCAGCGTGACATCACTAGCTGGTAGTCCCATGGGGGCATATACACTGCAAGACGTTAGGATATGGAACAAAGTCAAAACCCAGCAGGAGCTGGCTCTGGCGAGATACCATGCCCCGTCGCCTACGGCTGTCCAATACCGGCCAGCCTGGTTGCAGTCTGTGAATAGCCAGGATCGCTACGGCGTGCGCGTCCTTTCTACAGGCTACGTGGCCCCGGACCTTCTGCCAGTGTCGATCAAGACTCCTGTTCAGGCTTGGGTCACACGCTACAAGGACACAGGGGAATATGCCGCCCAGTCGCGACGAAAAGAGGTCGGACTAGGGTCCGGTAACACACCTCAGGTTGAGCAAACCCTCGGATTACAGTGGGACACGATGACATCGTCAGGCACCATCGCAGTGTCCAGCACAGGTGCAGAGGACGTAAATAACCCCGCGTGGCTGGCAGGAGGCCAAGCAGGCCAGGTTTTGTCCTTGAACAGTCCAGGCACCGTTTATAACAGTCACCAGTACGGCACGAATTCAACACTCATGCCTACCGGTATGAGCATTCCATGGCCCAACGGTCAGGTCGGGACGAACCCGTGTCGAGACCGGGTATGGGTGCTGGATGATGTTGGAGATTCCATGTATGAGGTTAGGGTGACTAAGGATGCGTTCGGCGCACCTTCCTTGCAGGCTACCCTCGTCGGCACCGATCACGTAGAGCAACTCACAGGGGCAGCCCTCTCGATGAGCGGCACGGTGACCAGCAGCCGGATGACGGTCAGTGCATCCCACGGGACCGTCTACGCTCAGCCTTACACTGGAACGGTGACTTCACCTCCGATTTATCTGTATTGCAACGAGGAGTCCAAAGTGAGCTTGGATGCCTCAGGGGTATTCAGTGCGTGGACTGATCCAACTGACTTCGGTCGCAACCAGTCAGCGCCAACAGCAGCCCTTCAGTCGAACGGCAAACTGTCATTCCAGGTAGCGAACAGCCTTCCTGCGGGTTTCTACAGGTTGGCCATAACGTCTGGAAACATCGGGCAGGTGGACTCAGAGTTCAAAGGGTTCAAGACAGTGATCACAGCAGGTGACGTTGCTTTCGAGGCAGTGCTCTGCCAGCACAGCACTGGGGCAGATTTCACAGCTACCGATACGTTCGAGTTCAAGGTGCCCTCTCCGTTGCCAGGCCCGTGGATATTGTCTGTTGATTGGACGAACAGTCTCCGAGACTCCCGGCATGGAACCGCCCGGCAGCTCAAGATCACTGGCATCGAGGCTGTGCTGCTGAATACCTCGTTATACAGACTGGACTTAGGAGCCTCAGCCGTCACTCTCGCGAGCTTGGATACGGCAGCGTTCCCGGCGACACCCGGCGGGTGGGTGGCAACGATCACGAGCGCAGGCACAGCTTACTCGTACACCCATGAGTCCCAGATTCGTGTCAGTAACGAGACTGTCGAGACGAAGCAACCGCTGTCCAACGTCCTGACATCGAATACCTCAGATCGGACAGAAGATGTCTTGATCGGATCGCCGGTGACCATCTCTGATGCCGTAAGGCCTTCACTACCGATCTACTCACCAATCGTCTAATGGAAAACACAGGTACAATAAAGACCTTTTCAGTCCCAGGCGGCGCTTCCGACGGTTCTATCACGTACGTGTGGAAGTTCTGGGACGGGTCCGTGGTAGTGAGCACACAGCCTACGGTGGCTAAGACCCTCAACACCGGCGGGACAGGCCTGCCTGTGACGTGCGAGTACTGTGATTGCTACGGAAACTCACGAACCCTATCAACGACAGTAGATGTAAACGCGCCGCCGGTTATTGTAGGCAGTCCTCGCATATCCGCGAATGACAAGATGTTCCCGTTTTCATCTGCCTTGTCTGCATCGTTTTATGACCCGGATGGGACAACGTCTGCCTCGACAATGAAGTGGTTCGACGGATCAACGCTGCTGTCCACAAGCTCGCTAGTGCTTGAATCGACTGGAACTTACGCAGGGACATACGCTGCCAGCTACACCAATGATCGGACGATCACCCAAGTGATCGTTGACGCGGCCAGTGGAACCACCAAGCTCGACTATTACGTCAGAGGCTACGCCGCCAGTGGATTG